GTTATTTTTTTTTTAATGTATTGTAAAATATGGGTTTTCTGTGATACATTGAAAATGTTCCTCCAACCTCAAAGTAGGAATATAGTAAGAACTCCAATTCTACTATACATAGGGGGTAAATTTAGGTTTATCCCCTATGACTAAAGAATCACACATTCAAATAGCCTGTAATGAATATCTAAATTATCTAGGTAAATACTATTTTTTTAGACATTTCCATGTACCTAATGAGGGCAAAAGGTCTATATCGTATCATGCAAAAATGAAAAAAATGGGTTTGAAATCTGGTTGCCCAGATATAATTATTGAATATCCACAAGGGCGGGTTCTTTATATTGAATTGAAAAATGAAAAGGGTAGATTGTCTGATTCTCAAAAGTTGTGGGCAGTACAATCGAAAGCACTTGGTACACCTTACTTTGTGGTCAAGGGGGGTTTAACTGAATGTTTAGACCAAATCAAACAAATCATTGAAAAAAACATTCCTGTAAGGTGTTGAGGATTACACCTAGTGCTTTATGCTTCTAGTGGGCAAAAGTCGCTGTACTGCCCTCAAATCGCCCTTATAGGGCATTTTGTTCTTCTTTGTCCTAGTCTTTCTTCTTCTCATAGGTCTTTTATCTATAAGTTCGGATATAGTAGCTGTAGTTGTAAAACCTGTCATTTACCTACAGACCTCATAGCTTTTCTATGTGCTTCCGCAAAAGTAGAACCTTTTTTCATAGAATTTGCCATTGACCGCATATGTTTTAGTGAATGATGTCTTGCATGACTATTCATAGTTTTTCGTTGTCTAGCGGTCAAACCCTCAGTAAATTTTTTTATAGATTTTACTAGAACCATTTACTTTTTCTTCTTCATCTTCATTCTTTTGTTCTTTTTCTTCTTTTTCATTCCCTTAGAATGTGAACCTTTTCCTGTATGATATGGCATTATTTTTTTCCTTTCTTTTTTTTCTTACCTTTTTTTTGACTTTTTAGAATTGCTTCCTGTAGTCCTTTTGGTAGCTTTTTTTGTTTTTGTGTTAGTGCCATGATAAACCCTTTCTTTTTTCGGTTGCAATGCTTTTTTCCAAAAATAATTGGCTATGCTTGTAAAGAAGTCATATAACTTCATATAAAATTTTGTCATTGTTTCCTCTTATTTATTAATTGTAATCCTTGTTTTCCAAACCTGTAACCAAAAGATGAACCTATTACTATGTAAAGCATATTAGAAAACCATTCTGGGGTATGTTGGTCTAAAAATATAAAACCTTCTTTTATATATGGTTGTGTTGCGGGTATAAATGAACAAATTAGAATACCCCCAAAAATCAGTACCCAAAATTCATCTTTAAGGCTATCACCCATTTGTTCGGTAAGATTTTTTTCATTTAGCATTTGTGAAGTAGCTTCTGTTTCATAAACTTTAGCTTCTGCTTTTGCTCTAGCTACTTTTACTTCACTATCTGCTTTTGATTTATCAACCTTGCCTTTGAGCCATGTACCCGCAAGTTCAGCTATTGGACTTATTAATAAATTAAACATTTATAACATTCTCTCCAGGATTAAAACCCTTTAAAATCAATGACTTAGACGCTTTTCCCTAATTTTTCAATTAATCTTTCTGCTCTATTAGTTGTTTGTCTATACCATAAACTATCTTTCATTTCAGCCTGTGCAGTTTCAATATCTCCATCTAATAATGCTTGTTTGAAATTTTTAAATTTATTTAGTCTGGGTAAACCTAGTTGAAAAACCATTTCAGTAACACATTCTTTTATATTATCATCTATTTCCATACCTTCGGTAAACTTTTCCATATCGTTTATTGCAACATATAAATCAGCTTCAAAACATTCAGCTACCCTCATTTTAGATACTTTTGTTCCTACTTCCATTTCGTTTTCTGGGTCTGTGGCTCTTACTAAATGCCCTACACCGAAAGTTTTATAGCCTAAATGGTCATTGTAAATTTCATACTTTACACCTTCTTCAAACATTATTTGTTTTTGCAATTTATTTAGATTCATTTTTCCACCTTATGTTCGTGACCCATCCAAATACCGAAAACGCCTGTCATAACGCCCATAACGACTGACACGAAAGCGGATTGACTAGCAGTTGGTGAATCGAGTTGCATGAACCATTCTGCACATCTCCAAGACATTATAGTGCTTACAAGCATCATTAATCTTGGTAATATTTTCCATTTTAAAAAAGTTTCTACATTCATTGTATCAATAACTCATTTAATCCAAAACCTTCTAATAAAATTAGGGTAAAAAATAATAATAAAATACCACCCGCTATTAGTTTACCAGAAAAATTTGTAGAACCAATCTTTATTGCAACAAATTCATTACTTAATATTCTCAAAGATAATTCAAAACTATTTTCATCTATTTTAACATTTACTGGTTTTTCATACATTTTTTTTGTATCTAATTTTTTTTCCATCAATAAACCTTTACTTTGTCTGGGTTAACACTTGGAACTAATTTACAAACACATTCATAAGTTTGAGTTCCATCTTCTGACATAAATTGCTGACCGCTTAATTTTTCTGAATAATATGTGCAATCCACAATGGAACGAAAATAAATTTTAGCAACATTTATTTCTTTTGGTTGCATAGCACAATATAATAAAAATGCGGTTATCAATCTTTAATACTCCTTAGACTATCCATAACTTTATCAATATCTGGTTCTGTTCCATTTGGGTCATATACACATTTATATTTTCTAGGACACCAAGTTTCAATCATCATTGTAAAAGTTTTATTACCGCCCTCATAAATACAGGCTTTTTTATTTGTATATTTTGATGTAATTCTTTTTTTTAGTCTACAAGTCGTATATTTTTTTTCTTGGATTTGACCTTGCCAGATTTTTTGCCTTTTTGTGTAATCTTTTGGTTTGTATTCATAAGCTAATTCTGATGCAAAAGCTTTTAAACCCATCATAAACACTAAGACAACTACACCTATACCTAATAATGTAAATGCTACCCATTTCATTGCTTCGTAAACTTCTTCTTTTTGTTTTTTAGCTTCTAACTTAGCTTGTCTTTGTGCTTCTTTCGCTTGTTTTATTTTCTCGGCTCTTTCGGCTAAAATCTGCTCCCAAGTGCCATATCCAAATCTGTCTTGAATTAGCAATTTTAACTCATATCTAGCCTCTTCAAGTAACTTTCTATCAATAAAATCTGATGCTGTTGATTCAATGCCAAACTGTTGAGCAATGCCTATGCCCTTGCCTTGCTTCTTATTCATTTGTTCCTCGCCCTCGAAGAACCCATCAATTTGCTTGGCTATGTCTTTTATATCTTTTGCTGTACTGATGTTGCTTTTTATAAACTCTACTGATTTCTGAACTAGAGCAATACCAGTAAGAATTTCTGCAACTACCATATTACCTCACGAGTAAACCTATAAGCATCACTATTGCTGTGCCAGATGTACCTATCATTATATGCTCTAATCTTTTTACCCTACTAAGTAATTCAATAAATCTTTCATCACTAACAGCAATATGTTTTTCCAATTTTAAATTTATACTTTGAATTGTTGGCTTAGACATTCTTTTCAATTTCCTCTGAAATTTCTTCAACCCTTCTTTCTAAAACATTGATAGCTGTAAAAATACTGCCTTTCCCACTTCCACCAGTTTGTTTTTTAAGGCACTCTATTTCATCTTTCAAAAATAATAAATGTTGAACTAAACTTTTCATAATAATGACCTTACAATTTTTAAAATTTTTCCAAAGACTCTAAAAGTTCTTTTTGATATAAAATTTTAGCTTTTTTATAAATATCAATTTTTTTTATAAGATTTGTTATGTTATTAATTTCAAACTGACACAAAGAAATTTGTTCAATTAATTGATTTTGGGTTTCATTACAATCATCTCTTGAAAATTGTTTACCATCAATATTTATAATGTTTGTTTTTTTCATTTGCTTTCTAATACTGTTATTCTCGCTTCAAGTTCTTGTATGGTTTTAACTAATAAAGGTACAAGTTTGCTTTGGTCTATACCTTGATAAACTTCTTCTGTTTGCGTTTTTGTCCATGTTGAATCTTTTGGAAATCTTCCATCTTTTTCTACACCTTCACTATCTGTAATTGTTTTTTTGCCTTCAATATGTACTATTTCTAAAATATCTTCTTCAATAGTATTTCCATCTTTATCTTTAATTATACCAATATCTTGAGTGCCATCTTTTTCGCCAGTAATTGCTTCTGGCACAATGCTTGAAACTTCATGTGCCAGAAAGCCATCTACTGTTTTGTCTTTATCTATTTTAAAATTAAATCTACATGGTTTAAGTTGTTTTAATCTACTTGTTGCATCAAAATCATAATTAATTGATTCTTTTAATCTGTAATCAGAAGAAGTATTATAAGCTGTTCCTGAACTTGAATTTGCTATTGTGCCAACTTCACTTGTACCAACTCTAAATCTAATAGCAGTTCCACCACTACCTGATGTATCTCTTAAAAGCATTAAAACATCTGATTGATTATTATGGGTAACAGAAAGAAACCCTTCATTTTGTGCTCCCATTTGAAGTTTACCACCCGCTGACATATCTATTCTCATAGCTTCTATTAAAGAAGAACTTTGAACACCTTTAAATATTATGTCTGCACCATTTTGGGAAGATTTAACAATAAAATCATTAGATGAATTAACCAGTTCAGCATAAGTGGTACTAGCATCTGCAAGATTAACACTACCACTATCTGCATTAAGATTAATAGTGCCTGTAACATCTAATGTTAAGTCACCACTATGAACTAAATTCCCAGTTAATGTTAGTCCACTTGAATCTATAACAGCAACATTTGTATCAGAACCATTAACTTTTGTTTGTAAATATAGTTTCCCATCTTCTGAGCCATCTGAAGCATCTATTAGTTGAGATACTATTTGAGCATATTCTACATCTTCTGAAGCGTCATTTTTACCTCGAAAAACAATTTTTCCTAAAAAATCATTATCAGCGGGTGAAGAAGAATCTCTTGCAAAAACAATATCAGGTGCAGAACCAGAACCCGCTTCTGTTGTCTTTACAACTAAAAAATCACTTGTTGTTGTTCCATCAATTTGAACAGTTTGTGTTCCTGTTGGTATGCTTAATACTGTTTGGTCTGCATCATTTTTAATGGTTACATCTGAAGTTGAACCCTGACCTGTAAGAATTAAACCTTCGGCACTTGTGTAACCTATAGCTGAATTATCTCCCGCAGATGTATCTCCAGTTGCTTCTAATGTTTCTCCAGTAATAACACCATTAACTGTCAAACTTTCAATATTGTCATTTGATTGGTCTAAAGTAAAAAGAGAAATAAAAGCATCATTATCTTCATTTCTTATTTTTAAAATATTATTAGTTGTATCATACCATAACTGATTTGCATAAGTTGTTGAAGGTGCAGAAGTACCACTATTTGTTGAACCTAATGCCTGTAAGGCACTGTTTAAATCTGTTCTAAAAGCAGCAAAACCTTGATTTGCTATGACTAAATCATTTTGCGACATATTTAACTCCTAACTTGCCAACTCCCCAAAACCTTTAGCCACATAATCAAAGGTTCTGTTTATTGTTGCATTTGAACTATTAAAAAATTCTATTGTGAACCCAGTTGCACTTTTATTAGTTATAACATAGTAATCACCACTAGCCAAGTTAGAAGCAGAAATTCCTATTCCCTGAACCGATTTAAAAGCGGGGGTATATGTAATTGCTTTGCCTGAAGCATCTGTTCCACTTTCTACATCTGTTTCGGAATGAACTCTATCAGGCATATCGACTGTTACCGATAATGCGGAAACTTGTTGAACTGCTGTGCCTTTTGTACTTGTCATTTGCACCTTAAATTTAAATGCTCTTGCTTTATAATCTCCAACAAAAAACTTTCTAAAATCTGTATATGTTGGTGAACCCGAACTTGGATTGTCCTCAGTTGTTGCAACTAATAATTCAGTATTTGTATCATCAAATTCTTGTGGGTCACCATCAAATAAGCCAGAACGTTCATCAAAATTTCCAGAAGCATCATCAAATAAATTAACAAAACTAACTCTTGCAACATTTATATTTGCTGTAACTCTGCTTGTATAAACTGCTCCTAAATCAACTGGGGAATCAAATTCATAACTTCCCGAACTTGCTACATTTCCACCACCACCATCAAACAAACCGCTTGCATCATCAAAATTACCCGCAACGCTATCAAAAAGATTTGCTGTTCCTAATTGTAATTTATCCCCATCAACAACAACCATATTTGTTTTAGTTCCTGAAAAACTAGGACTTTGTGTAGATGTAGTAACTACATTTAAACCTTTTATATTCTCGATTATTGCAACTTTACTAACTGCATTTTCTGAACTGTTACCCACTTTATCAACTGCCTTTATAAAATATGTACCAGTCATTGCGGGTACTATAACAGTATTTGCGGGTCTTGATACTTTATCAGCTATGTCTATTGAATTAGCATAAGTTGCTCCGCTTGTTTCTTTAGCGTGTCTTATTCTATAATGTGATAGGTCAAGGTCTGTTACTGGTGTCCAACTTAAATGTGCTTCTGTATTAATAATATTCACACTAAAGTTAGTAACATCCTCTGGTGGTGCTGTTTTTCCGACAACTTGGTGTGTTATGCTAGTAAAACTTGAGCGAGAAACTGAACTTACTGACCTTGCTCTAATGTCGTAAACAACATTATCTTCTACGTTGACTAATTCAAATTGTGCAGAACTTCCACGACCTAAATTAATAAAAACTGAATCTGTTGATTTTTTTGCTTGTACTTCAAAGTCTGTAATAAATTGGTCTGTTGCAGTTACATTTACTAATAATACAGAAATCGCCTCTTCATTTCTTGCTCTAAGTTCATCTGTTGCACTTACAACTGGTGCTTGAACATTAAATGGGTTTGGTAAATTTGTATCTGGTATTTCTGGAAGTGCAACTTGTGTTCCAAAAGTGTAAAAACTATCTTGATGTTCAGAACATTGTAAACTTACTGAATGGTCTGCATTTATTGTCATTCCTTGTACTCTGAATGGTTTTGCAGAAAAACTAGGTGTTGCATGAGTAACATTTACAATATCGCCTATAGATAATTCAAGTGCTGTTCCATCAGCTTTTAAAGAAATATCTAAACTACTTCTTGACCTTCTTAAAATTATTTCTGCCATTTCTTGAGCTTGAAATGGACTAGTTAACATTGAAAAATCAAATCTTCCTTCTAGTAATAATCCACCATCTTCTGTTTTCATTGTTTCATGTTGGTCTGCGGAGTCTAATCCAGTTTCATCTACTGGTGGAAACTGTGCTGTATCTGATTGGAAGTTTTTATCTGGATTAATAAAATTAACTATCACTCTATTATATCTTGAATTTTTATTTTTACTTTGAACTGATATTCCGCCAATAATATTATCTTCTGTAAGTGTGATTGATGCCGAACCTGTTGTTTCAACTAATATATTATATATACCACCTGTAAAATTCAAATATGACCTTGAACCTCTTACAAAGTTTCTGACATTATCAATGGCTTTGACAGAAGTATCTACAACAGTATTGCTATCCATTAAACGTATCTGACTTGCACCAGTAAATGGGGTTACTTGTGTGTCGCATACTGCTTTGGCAGTTTGCCAATCTGCAAAATTACTATCAAAATAGCTATCTGGTATTCCCATTCCAAACCTATCGTTTCTTAAATAATCTAATAATTGTAAAATAGGACTATCTGAAAACGCCCAAGTGGAACTTGTATCTTTCCTATGTGAACCACTACCACCTGTTACTGTGCCATCTAAATCTGGATTATAAACTTTGCGACCTTTTACAACTGCTTGTACTGTAGGCAAAGAACCAAATTTGTCTGGATTCCAAGTAAATTTAAATGCTAAATATGCCAAGCCACTTAATTTATGTTCACTTCCCCAGTTGCTTAATTGTGATAATAGGCTTGATGCAGATTGTGTATCTGAACCTAAATGTGGTTCAACAGTTATTAAACTTTCAGTTCCTATATCATCTGGAATGTCTCCTCTAAAATTTTCATCAGTTGCATCAACAATAGATTGGACATTATCAGCTAAGTCAGTAGAAAATACTACTTGATTATCATTTATGTGTATTGATTCAATATCATCAATTTCACCTTCACTCAAAACAACTGCCATATATAAAAATTCATTATCTGTTCCAGATGTTTCTAAAAAAACAACATTACCACCAACTTTTCTTGTTCCATAAATTATTGGTATATGTGCATTTGCTGTAAATTTATTTACTAAAATACCTTTTGCTTGTTGTTCTGCATAAAGTTCACCGAAATCTGGAATATCTGGTTGTGGTATTAACCAACCTATAACATCTTCAACAATATCAACAACTATATCAACGACATCTTCAACAATATCGACAATGCTATCAATAATATCGCCAATAAACCCACACATTTATTTTAATCTCCAATTACTGCCCATATCTTCAAATCCTAATTTTTCAAAAACTGGGTCTATTTTTAAACCAGTTGTTATACTAAGAACTATTGGTAAACCATTTGCTATTTTTTTAACACTATCAATTATTGTTTTAACTAACTTAAAATTTCTAAAATTCTTTTTAATATAAATCACTTGAATATTCATAAACATTTCTTTGCTGAACCAATATTCTGCTTTGTGAAATATACAACAACCTATAAATATATTTTTATCTAAATCTTTTAAAATTATAATTTTACCCTTTTGCAAAATTGTATTAATAAATGTAGTTAATTTTTGTTTATCAACTTTTGGTAAATCTAAATGTTCTAATTCATCATGTTTGAACTCAATCAATAAATTGTAAACATCCTCAAAATCTTTTTTTTCTGCTTGAAATAAATGTATACTGGTCATTCTCTACCCCATTTTATATCTCTAACAGTAAGTGCAGAAAATGTCATACCTTTATCATCTGGGAAAAATCTTTTTTGTGAATTATCTGTAGTTGTTCTTCCGCTTGTCTTACTAAAGTTTCCCCAATGTGAAGTTACTGTAAGATTTAATCTTGCTGTGTTTGTATCATCAGAGATTTTATATTCATCTATAGTTCCATAAAATAATAAAAATGGGTCTGATATTAATGCAAGGTTTGCATCTAAATATCCTCTATAAATAAATACATCAGAATTTATAATATTTTCATTGAGGACAATAGAAATATATGTTTGGTCTACACCAGATAAACTAACAACTAAGGTATTTTTTGAAGGTTGGTTAGTTTCACTTACCCCTGTGATACCTTTTAAATGTCCATTTGATAGATATGTTCTTGATGTTCCAGAAACGCTTGATGTTATATCAAAACTTGCATTTGTAAGATAAACCCTTGTTGAAAATCCCAAATCAAGTAATAAAACTGGGTCTATATTTCCAGTAGCTAGTTCTGTTTTTACTGCACTTGATAAACCTCTAGCCATTTATAAACTCTCTATAACATCAAACTCATAAGTAAAAAGTAAGTTTCCATTTTTATCATTTTGACCTGTTCCAAACTCTTGAACATCACTTGTAAGATGAACATTAAAAGGAACTGAATCATATGTTACAGAAGTATTATCTGTCAATGCTTCCCTCAATGGTGGCTCTATAGTGACTGTAGAAGCGTTACTTGATGAAGTTGCATCTTCTACCACCATATAAACTTTATCGTGTGCAAACTTGATAAAATCACCCGCTTTTAGCCTACCCGCACCATCACTAGCAAAGCCATCTATAGCTATTGTGGTGTCTGTTGCAGAATGTGACCCATTTACTAACAATGTTCCAGTTTCGTTGCCCTGTGCATTAAAATAGCTTGGAAATGTAACAGTAAAATTTTCTTTTCTGTTTCTTTGCTTCATTATAAATGCCTTTACTGGTGCAAATTCTGCTCTAGTCATGGGTGGATATGCTACAGTAAAACTAAATCTTTGCCCTTGTACTTGCCTTCTAAAAGTCTTGCCACTATCTGTTTCACTTAGCAAAGTCTTTTGATTGCTTTTAAGGTTAATAGCTGTAAAATTAGTTTTTGGTAATGCTCCACTCATACTATCGCCATTTTACCCTTTTCATTCATAGCACTATTTATTAAATTTACGATTGTTCCTCTACTATTTACTAATAATTCATTAAATCCTCTAGCATCAACAGTATTTATATTGAAATTGACTGTAACTGGTTGGCTCATACCCCCAAGTTTGTTATTTGGTACAACATTTGATGGTCTATCTGGAACAATCAATTCTGCACCTGCTTCACCTACCATATAGGGTTGCCCTTGATTAACTCTACCACCAAGTCTACGACCTGCATATTTTTGTTGGGAAATACTCGCTATTTGAATAGCACCTAAAGCACCTATAGCAATAGCCAGTGGTATATTTGGTAAAACTTTAGCGACTGCTCCTGCTGTGTCCATTATTGCTTCACCTAGTCTAAAAGCTTTGTTTAATTGAAATGCTTTTCTATTACTTTGAGCAAGTTGGTCTAATGCTTCTCTGCCAACTTTCTTTGCCAAATCTGTTTTGTCTTTACCAGACATTTTTTCAAGTTCTATTTCACTTGCCCTACCAGACTTTATAAGTTGAAAATTGTCATCAAATACTTGTTTTCTAATTGCTTTTTCTTTTTCTGCTGTTTCGTGAGCAATTTGCAGTAATTTGTCAGCATTTATTCTAGCTAGTTCAGCTTTTAATTCGTCATGTCCTTGTATTCTTTGAATTTCTTTTTCATTCATTTCTTTTTGTAATTCAAATTCAGTATTTAATTGCTCTCTTAATGGGTCAATAGGGTCAATAAGTTCTGAACCAGTCATACTTCTATCAAGTTGAGTGCCTTGCCCCATTTCTGAGCCAGTTATAAATTTCTTATTTAATTCTTCTTGTTTCTTGATAAGTTCATCTATTTTTTTAATTTCTTTAATTATTTTATCTTGACGTTCTGCTGTTAAAAATACTTGTCTATTTTTTCCCGTGTTTTGTTCTTCAATAGCTTTTGTTAATTCTTGTTCTTTTTCAATTTGCTTGTTTATAAAATTTAATTGTTTTTTTAATGTTTCTTCATTTTGCAAACCTTTTTTGGTTAGCAATTCTTCTAACAAAGCTTTATTTTCTAATAGTTTATTAAGTTTTCTATTTGGCTCTATGCCATCTGCAACTGCATCATTCATTTCATTAAATGCTATTGCAATACCAATCAATGCACCTATCACTGTTGTTTTAGTTACTTTGGAAAAAATTCTTAGGCTTTTAGTAGCCAAAGCAATATTTGCAGATAATGTTAAAAACCCAGTTGCTATTTTGCCCACAATCAAGGCTATACCTATCGTTTTTATTGTTTCAAAATTATCAGCTAAAAACCTAACTGCTTCGCCAGTTGCAATAACTGCTTCTGCTAACCCTTTACCTATGGCTTTTGCTATTTCATCTATTGTATCTTGATTGTCTTGTAATGCTTTATCCAATGCACCAAATTCTTGCTTTAATCCTATGAAAAAACTTTCTGCTACTATTTTTTGAAAATTAAAGAACTTATCACCTATCATTGATAAAGTTCCTTCTAGGGTATTAGCCAAATCACTGGTAGCATTTGCAAACCTGCCGTCTTTACCAAAAACCCTTCTAAAAGCTTCTGCTGTTTCTTCTGCCGTTACTGTTGCACCTGCTTTAAAACCTAGTAAATCTCTTACACCTCTTTCTCTAAAAATGTCTGCACTAGCTACACCTGCTGAAAATGACCTTTGGATTTGTTCTGCTGTGGTTCTAAAATCTAACCCAGTTACACTAGCAACCCTTCCAGTTATTTCTAATATTTCAGAAAGTTCATTTGCATCTTTGGCTACAACAGCTAAATTACCTGCACCTGCTTGTATCTGCTCAAGGCTAAAAGGCACTCTACCTGCAAATTTAGCCATAACATCAAAAGCTTTTGCACCTTCTTGAACACTACCAAATAAAAATTTTAATCTGATTTGTAGGGATTCGACTTGTTTACCAACATCAACAAACGATTTTATGGCAACACCTGCACCTAAACCAATTAGGGCATTTCTAAGATTAAAAACTGCACTTTTTAGACCATCTACACCTTTTGTTGCAGATTGCATAGCTTGTCTGGTTTTATCCTTCGCTATGATATCTATATTTACGTCTTTAGTTGCCACTTTTTGCCCTTGCTAATCTTTCTTGTCTATCTCGTTCTTCGCTTTGAATTTGATAATATGCTAACCACATATTAAACTCGTAAACTGTCATTTGCAAGATTTCGGCTACTGTCTTATGAAGTTTTTCAGCTAAACTAAAAATATTATGTAGTTCTACATCATTTCTTAGTTTTTTTTATAATCTTCAATATCTGTGTTACCAGTACCCATAATTCTAGTTGCCACATCCGCAATAACATTTGTATCAGCTTTGGTCTTAAAGGATAAAATATGGGAAGCATTAAACATTTTATCGCCATCTTTTGTTAATGCTTTTTCAATAATAACATCAATCAAAACAATTAAATCCGTTCCAGTTGCTCCTTTAAATATTTTTTGTTTTTCAAGCATATTGAAAGGTTTGCAATAAATAGCTTTATCGCCTACTAAACCCCATTCAGGAACTTCAATTATTTGTGTGTCAAGCTGACTAAAATGGTCACGAATACCATCAAAGTAATCAATTTTTTGGTCTGACATTTATACAGTACCGATAGTTAATCCACCATTGCCCTGTACTGATACAGTTCTAGTAGTAACGCCATCAAGTGTAACGCCAACAGACATTCCAGTAACAATTCCAGTTCCTGAAAATTTTCTATCTCCTGATTCATTACCCTCAGGTAAAAATGCAAATGTAAGTTCTGCACCTTGAACCATAGTTGTTTGTCCACTATCAGTTTCATCAAAATTCATATCAATACTAGCTGTATATGTACCCCTACCAACTAAAAATGATTTCATTGAACTTCCTAATGCTGTATCTTCAACAACGTCATGTGTTGTATCTACTGTAAAACCTGTTGCATTTCCTAGTGTAGTGCCACCAATAGTAACAACTCCTTCTTTCCCATGATGTGTAGCCATTTAAGCCTCCTTTTCTTCTTTGGGTTTTTCAGTTTTTTTAGAAACTGATTTTTCATTAACCATTTTAAAACCATTTTTTTCAAAATGTTCTATATGGTCTTCTGAACATTTTACAATGGTTTCGCCTTTTTTCATAGTAACATTTTTAGCCATTATGCACTCCCTCTAGTAAATTCATAAATAATCCTTGCTGTTATTCTTACACCGCCATAAGGAAATATTGTACCCTCGTCTGTTGATGCTTCGACTATTTGAGTATCTATAGCATTACCATTTCTAGTTATATCATTATCTAAAGTTTCTTCAACAACTTCTATAATTTGATTTCTAACAGTATCTATATTTGATGTTGTACCTTTACCAAAAGCAACTATTAAAAAATCTATTGCACCCCTGTAAGACCCTGAACCTGTATCGCCTATGCTTCCAACTTCCCTTGTTTCATCACCAGATTGCACAAATAAAGCGGGAAATTGTGCATCACTTAATTCTTCAACTTCAAAAGGCTCACGAGTGATTTTTTTAAACTCAATAGGACTTGTAACAGCATCAAGTTTAGTAATTATATCACTTGCTATGTTTTCTCTTTTGCTCATATTCTCATTTCTTTAAAATAAAATTTTGCAAATTCTGCTCTTAATTTATCTTCTTCTTTATCACCTATTGAAAAAAATGGTCTAGTAATTTTACTTTTCCCAACACCTAATGAATCGTGATAACTTGCAATTTTTGCTCTTTCCATATTTGTAAACAATAATGTGCTTTTTAAACCGCCTGTTCTAAAATCTAAACTTCTAAACATCTTACCTGTGTCGGTGAGGTCTACAAAACCTGTTTGTCTACCCCGCTTTTTTCGGCTTCTGATAGTGCCTTTTGCATATCCTCGCATTTTACCACCATCTGGTAGTTTTCCCGCCTGTGTACGCTTTGTAATCATAAGGATAGCCATATTAGATACCCTTTTCAAACCCTTAGATATGACAGATTTTTGTTTACTACTTAATTTTTTTAAAAAATTAGTTATTTCAATAGAATTTACATCAACTTTGACATCTACTGCCATTATCTGACTAACCTTAGAAAATGAATTGGTTCTTTCTCGGAATCGCTAACTGTACCTCCACCATCTTCGTCATATTCCACCCCATCTCTTAGAATAGCTTGAAATTCTTCTTCATATCTTTCCCTATAGAAATCTATCTGAACTTGAAATGTATCTTTGCCTTCGCCTGTATCTGGGTCACGCCATTTTGTGAGTTGGGGATAGATGTATTTCCATAACGCTAAATAAACTACAGATAATTCCCATTGTGAGGGTGTAAGTTTACTATTTGTCATTTCAACAGATGTTATTTTGGTAATATCCTTATATCTTACTTGATGCCTGTATCTTTCCCACCATTCTTCACGAATACGTCTTAGAACATCATTTTCTGAAAATTGAATTTGGTCTACAAAAGTTGTAATACCAAAACCTAGAATATCTGGCTGTATCTTTTGTAAATGTGTATTTTGAACACTAAAAACTGTTGAGGACATTATTCAGCCTTTTTTGTTTCTGTTTTTTTAGGTGCTTCTTCTTTTACCCATTCATTATCTTTTTTGGGTTCTTTTCCTAGCTTTTCTACTTTAGGTTCTGGCTTGGGTTGTGGTTTAGGTTTTTCTACATATTCTTTAAAACCTCTGATGTCATATTTAACTTTATTTGTTTCGTAATCAGCTTTTGTTCTTTCAATAACCTTACCATTTCGTTCTAATTTAATAGTTTCCATAAATAATCCTATAGTTAAAGGGGTGGTTTCCCACCCCATAGTTGTGTTGATTACTGGATTGATGAATCTGCTAAGATTTCTATACCATAGCTGTCTTGTAGTTCTCCAACACCATAAACTGCTGTTGCTACAATTTCATCTGCTCTTAAACTAGCATCTCTTTGAACCTCAATCTTGAGGTCTTGCATCATTGCTAATCCTAAAGCATCTCTGTGGAACATAGCACCCTTATAATCACCCGCTGTGCCTGTATTAGCCATATTAGCAGTTTCAAATACTGGTACACCGAATAAAGTTCCTATGAACCCTGAACGTAATGCTTCATTAGAAATATCAGTATCTAAACCCGCATAGGTGTTAGTCATACCTCTTTTAAGGTCATGTGCAACCATTGGGTGAATAACTAAAGCTAAGTCATTCATTGGTACTGAACTATTTCTTAAATTAGCGTGTGCTTGTGCAACTGTATCTGCTGATAATGCCGCACCAGAACCACCAACTGATGTTGAAAACCCATCAAACAATGCTGTTAGGTCTAAATCAATCTTTCTAGCTATAGCTTCACCAAAAACTCGCCCAATGTCTTGAGCAACATTTCTTGATGCTGAATTTCTAGCCAAATCAGTTAATGTTGTCATAATACCAACTTCTGATGCTGTGATAGTAACTGAACTTGGGTTTATCGCTGTGTTTGATAGGTCTGTTGCCTCACTTACAGCCGCCGCTGAAACTGTTGGATAAATCGGAACTTCTACTGATTTTCCACCACCCGCAATAGTGTAGTTTCTGACTAAACCCTTCATTATTGATTGCTCACTAGCTGTGAACATAGCTTCTGCAACTATCTCGGTATATAGTTCCGAAATGGTCGAACTGGTTGTTTCGTCTGCCATTTAATTTTCTCCTTTTAACAAAACAGATTATAATTTAGAATTAATCACAAAAGGTTTAGATAATTTTTCTTTCCTATATTGTCTATAGGCTTCTTTGTCTTTTGGATTATTCATGTCTAAATCACTCAAATTAAAAGGCTTATTGAGTTCTTGCCTATCCACATTTGACACCGAGCCAGAACCACTAGGGGTAGCACTAACAAAGTGAGGGTTTTGTGTTAAGAACTCTTGTACTAATTCATCTGTAGTTAAAAGTTCACCCAATTTATTGTATCTTGCAATTCCGTTTTTATCAAGTATTTCTACATTTCCTGTTTCATTTAGCTTTATATTACCCTTTAAAAGTTCAACAACTTGGTCTGGATTTATAGCTTTATTCTTTGATGCTGACGATAATAAGGACTTATTTATCTTAATATCTTTTAATTGATTTTCTAATTCTGACTTTTCTTTTTGATGTTCTTGGGTTCTGGTTTTCAGTATTTCTTCAAACTCACCCTTTTGAATACGTTGTTTTTCTTCTGCTTCTTTCTGTGTCTTTACAGCAGTTACAGCTATATCTAAATCATCAACACCAAGTTTTTTATACATAGAACCTCTTTCTTTGGCTAATCGTCTTTCAACAATATTATTAACTTCATCTTGGGTGAATGTTTGTGTTGGTGTTTCTTGTGCCTGTGGTGCTTCTTCTTTTGTTTCAGCAGTTTGTTCTACTTGATTTTCTTCAACCATTTCTTACTCCTATATATCCCAGTTTGGGTCTGTTGGAATCCAAGTATGTCGGCATCTATATCCACCTCTAACAATAAATGGGTCACCAGTTGATTTTCCTTGCCAACCTTGATTATTCCAAATATCCCGAATTTCTTTTTCGGTTAATGTCCTATTTAGCATATTCTGGCAAAAAGGTCTACTATCCCTTACAAGCGTACCAGTATATGTAAAATGTGTTAATCCCGCTTCTTTTGCTTTCGCTACTGTAAACTGACCATGAAACTGCATTACTGAATCATGTGCTATTTGACTTGCATAACGTCTTAGGTTGTTTCCCGCCCTATCGGAAGCATATTGGGTATGTAACTTCCTTACAGCATCTTCTACTTGTGCTTTTTTCGTGCTATCAAACTTATTCTCGTTAATAAAATCAACTAATTCATTTATCTCACGAGTATTTGACGTTTTGTAAACACCATTGATATGAGATTTTATATTACTGACCATATCTTCAAATGGTCTACCCGCTATTGTACTTTGGTAAATTTCATCATTAATTACTTTAGAAAATCTTTCTGCAATATCCTCAAAACCGCTAAAAGATTGTGTTTTAAGAGCATTGATTGTCTGCAAATCTACTTCTGTAAGGCTTTTAAACTTCTTAGGAATAGGCATTTCACCAAATGTGTCTAAAACCTCTTTGGCTATCTTATTATACTCTTCATTGATGATTATATCTGCTTCATTAAGGTAATTATCAGCTACTAACTTTCTAATTTGTGGTTGTAATTGAATTGCTAGTCTTTGTGATACTAACTGACCTTTTGTTGCTCTTGTAACTTCTTTAACAACATCTTCTTCTAGCTTGTATAAAACATTAATTATTCTTTCTTCATGCTCATCTGCTAATTTTTCTAAAATTCTGGACATATTTTACAATGGAAAGTTCTTTTTCCACGCCCTTATAGACCAAAAAGCAGGTGATAAAGACTTTTGCCCTTTTACTTCTTTTAGAACACCACCCATTCTAGCTAAAAATGATTTTTGTCTAGCGGGTATGCTTTTCTTGATAGACATACCTCTAGCACCAAAAGTAACTTTGTTTACCTTGCCTGTAGCTTTGTTTTTAACGTAAACACCAAACTTTTTTCTTTTAGATTCTGCTGTAGATAGCCTAAAAGGTTTATTAAGTTTTACATCTTTTCCTCTATATTTAGCCATCTAAGTCCTTGTTTTTACTAGGTTTTTGCCAGGATTGCCTATCATCTAATCTTTCGTTTGTTATCATTCCACAAGCTATACATTTATAAACATCTTTCAACTCGGTTTTTTTAAGTGCGACATTGCACCTAATACAAAATTTAGTTTTTTCTTTGTCCATATAATCATTTCTTTTTTCTATTTCTCTTTTGTGCAGTTCGGATTATTTCTTTGTCAAATGTTGCCCTTGCACCTAATTTTATTAATTTGTTCACTCTAGCCATAGCCCATGCTGACATAGGGATTCTAGGTCTTGAACCCGCAGATAAAAATGCACCTTGACCTTTACGATAACTACGCTTCAAATCTGTTATATTAAATAATTTAGATTTTTTTGCTTTTGTTTTAAGTGTTGCAACAACTTTAGCTGATAAAGGTTTTCTTCTTACCGCCATTATGCCCTGTTCCTTCGCCTTAATAATGATAATGGTATTTTTGCACCAGACCTATATAAAGCACTTACTTGCTTCAATAAATTTGCCCTAGCATTTCTTTTTGCACCTTTTAGACCAGATAGATATTTTTTTGGAATACCTGTTTGTTTGTCTTTAGGAACTAATCTACGCTTCTTCTTCTTCCTCGCCAACTGTTTGCCCTTCTACTTCTGTTGTTGTAAATTGACCTCTAACTGTTCTGGTATTGTCAATTTCTTCATTTATAGATTTTATCATTTCAGAATCATCAATTACAGCCTGTGCTATTTGTTTATCTAATTCTTTGTTAAATGTTTCTGATTTTATGCCACTTGCTTTTGCCATTTGTAAATATTGTAAATCATTTGCCCAATCCCTGATGTCAAATGTATCTGGATAATTTATAGAACCATCAAATTGTTTATCTTGCCACATAGCAAACAAACCCCATATTTGTTCTTCGGCATTTTCTAAATAATCTGCTTTTTCTGACAATCTAGCGTTTAATAATTGAAATTCTGTTTGTAGTGCTATCCCACTAGCTATTTGGTTACCTGTTGCCCTTACAGAACCCATGTGGGTTATTCTATCAATAGCATCTACTTTGTTTTGTATACATTTCATAATACCATCTAAGTTTTGTCCGCTTGGCTGTATTATGTAAGGTTTTAAAGTTGCTTCTAAATCTTCTGGTATTTCAATGATTGCACCCGCACCCGCACTAGCTTCAACATTAGGGGTTTTTACCAAACTTGGGTGGTTTGCTAATCTAATCAACTGTTCTTTTTCTGAATAATCGTTGTATATAGATTGCTGTAAATAAGCTACATCTGCCAAGTCGCTGATACCTATGGGTCTTTTAGCACCTCTGAGATTGTAAACATTTACTGCGGGTATCTTACCTATTGGGTTTGGAACTTCTTCAATTAATCTAAAATCACCTTTTGTATATTCTTCTTGATACTCCTCTACCTCATAGGTGCCAATTGTTTCTTCTGTAAATACTTTTATTATTGCCCTATCTACATTTATATCTTCAACAACCATCAACATATCTAAATAAAATCTACCACTAGCTGACCTTGCATAATTCCAGTTTACAACATTTTCTGGTGTATATATTGAAATATAAGGTCTAATGTCTTGTGCTAATTCTTCTGCTCTTGTCTTAGCGTTTGATTGTGGTTTATCAACAATGACCCAACAATTACCATAAATACTAGCGTTCATCTGAACTTCTCGCATTATAGTATTGAAGTTTCTTCCATCTAAGTCTGCATCAACTAAAAATGAAGATAATTGTTCATCACCATCTAAACTACCATAATCTCTAGTTGGTGGTACTCGCCATAAAAAACTTGTGTATATTTGAACTACGTTTTTGCAATGATTATCAACTGGGGTATGTCTAATTCTAGCATCATATTCTTCTGGTGATTCTAAAACATATCTGTGCAAGTAATATCCATTTTTATAATCATTACCGCCTAAATAACTACGAATATAAAACTCCCAGTTTGATATATTCTTATCCCATAATTCATGTTTTCTAGTTAGTGTTTCCCTGTTCATCAACTCCACCTTTTAGGTTGGCTTGGTGCAAAATTCCTTCTAAGCGGAAAATTATACTCTACTAGATAACCTAGAGCATCATTCATGTGGTCAAATCCACTATCTTTATCAGGAATATGTGTACCTTCCTTGTAAATCTGTCTTTCTATGCTTTTGATTGCATTTTTACAGAATTTAACAATAAACAAGCTGTTTTTACCATTTACGTTTTTCAGCTTTGAATTTACTGCATTAATCCTATCCCTTATTAAAGGTGCTGTACTTCTACATCTTACATCAAAACCATTATTTTTCAATATAGATAAATCAGTTAATCCACCCGCAGATGTTTTTCTTTGTCTTGCACTGGGGTCTGGATAAACAACTATCTGCTTATTCTTGTATCTGGTTTTAATCTCATCACACATTTCGTTTGTATTACTGCTATATATTTGTACTTCATCTACCACAAAAATTCTATCATTTTCTATAATACATACTACAGCACTCATTGGGTCTACATTAAAATCTAAACCAATATGTAAAACCCCTGTATTTTTATTATATTTTTCAATTATATTTTTATCTCTACTGAAATTATAATAAATCATACCAGAATAATTTACAAACGTAGCTTCATATTCTTGTTGAAATGTTCTTAAATCTAAATCTTGTTTTGCCTGTTCTATTTCATCTTCTGATACTTGTTCACCCTCTAGGGTTGTATATTGGAAACTTTTCCAATCTTTATTGTTTTCACCCATCTTAAATAATTCATATGACCAGTTACCAAAACCTCTAGGACTACCGCAGAATAGAGCATGACCTTTAGTGTCTGACAATGTTGGTCTAAGAACTTCATACCATGCTTCTTTGCTTACATCTGCAAATTCATCAATACATAAAAAATCCAAACCAACACCTCTAAGAGATTGTTCGTTGTCACTACCTCTAAGTGTTATCTGGCTATTGTTCTTTAAAGTTATTGTTAAATCACTATGGTTTATGCTCTTTACCCATTTATGATATATCATCTTTTCTTTTAATACACCCCAACATATAGCTTTTGCTTGTCTATAACTGGGTGCAACATACCAAACTTTATTATTCGGAATACTTGCAAACTTAGCTAGTTCATTTATGGCAAGATATGTTTTACCAAACCTTCGCCCAGTAATTAAAACCCTAAATCTTGAATCATCTTTAATTACATTCTTTTGTGGTTTTGTTAATGGCATTAATCAGCAGACCATACTAAAGGTTCATCTAATTCTGTTTGCTCTATCTTATCTTGTTGTCCTAGCATATTCTTTCCAAGAAAGATTTGCATCACAACATTACCTTTCTCTGCTGATTGCCATTGAAGCTGTCTTAGCCTAATTCGCTGTTCTGCCCTTCCTTTTGTCAGAAATTCCGAATAACTCTTTTCTAAAAGGTCTGCTGAACAACCGAAAAACTCTGATATTTCTTTATTGGTACAACCTAATGAAGCTAACTTTTGGACTTGTTTAGTATCTATATTATATTTCTTTGGTCTTGCCATTTCCTATTTGCTCTTAGTGAGGTATTTTTTTATTACCAAATTTTATAAAATAAATCTAATTAATTTTTTTGGCTTTCTTGCCAGTAAAGTTTTCCCATCTTTGAATTATTACATCTACATATGTAGGGTCTAGTTCAATACCATAACATTTTCTTTTTGTTTTTTCACAAGCTATTAATGTTGAGCCACTACCTAAATAAATATCTGCTATTAAATTGTTTTTTTCAGAATAACTTTCTATTATTTTAGTGAGTAATATCGTGGGCTTCATTGAAGGGTGAAGTCTGTTTCTTGCTTCTTTAGGGTCATCTTTACTTAAAAAACCAAACCACTCAAAATCATAAACTATTCTCTTGTGTTTTTTTTTAGACCATAATAATTCAAAACAATTTCCAATGCCTTTTTGCTGTGCTTCAGAACTTCTTTTATTCCATACAAACCAACTACCATCTTTTCCATAATTAGGCAATAAATCAACAAAATAATCACCACCCCATATAAAGATTTCTTTGCAGTATTTAAAGTTTTTAAAAATGTTAGATATTAACAAATCTGTAAAATCTTCATTATCCCCTAAAATTTTATTATATTTATTACCCTTTTTATTACCTTTAAAACCTATTGACTTTTCGCTACCTTTAATTTTACTATAATCAGTTTCTAAAAACATTCCATAAGGTGGGTCAGTAAATACCATTTCTGCTTTTTGTCCATTCATTAGTTTAATGATATCACTTTCTTTAGTACTATCTCCGCACATTAACCTATGCTCTCCTAGTTCATAAATGTCACCAAGTTTTGAATTTGGTTCTTTGGGTGGTTCTGGAACTTCATCTTCATCTGTTAAATATTGCTCATCATTTTTTAAAAACTTATCTAATTCAGATGAATCAAAACCTAACAAATCTATATTGTAATCATCATCTAATAAGTTTTTTATTTCTATATCCAATAAATCAAAATCCCATGCACTATCTTCATTTAACCTATTATCCGCAATCCTGTAGGCTTTAGCTTTAGACTCAGATAAGTTTGCTATAGTTACTGGTACTTTTTTTAAACCTAGTTTTTTTGCACCCATCAAACGAGTATGACCAACAATTAGAACCATATTTTTATCAACCACTATAGGTTGCTGAAAACCATATTCATTTATTGAACTGGCAACTTTATCAACCGCTTGGTCTTTTCTAGGGTTGTTATGATAAGGTATTAATTTTTCAATTTCTATTTCTTGAATGTTCATAAATCACCTGTAATTAAATATTCTTCTAATTATATATGTTCTAATCAAACTTATGATTGTAAATGCTAGTCCAATTAAAGAACCATCAATAAATGTAACATTATAGCCAAATAAAGGAAGTACAGCTAAATTAGCTATTACAGCAACAATATAACCTATAAAAACATTAACAAAAGATTCAACCAAACTCATTTTTTTGGATTGATATTTTATATTTGTACTAACTAACATTTTAATCTAATTGTTCAATAAATTTACTATTAGCATAGTCATAGTTTTTATTAGTAGCTGTTACCCCAGATGGTTGTGTTAATAGTGTCTGGTCAAAATGATATTTTACAGATTGAAAAAAGTTCATATATGGTTTTCTTCTAACCCTACCTATAGCATCTTTATCTGAAATATGTTTTGGTACATCTTCAAATCTACCTTCTTCTCTAATTCTTTTTTTCAAGTTATTTTCTTTTAAATCTTTGCATATTTGCTTTATCTCATAATAACTATCTTTTGCTTTTTTTATCTTCATGTTCTACCTCAAAAAGTTCTTGTTGATTAAAAGTTTTATTCCAATTAATAGGATTTTGCATTGAATCAATTTGTCTTGCCATTTTTTCAGGACATTTATTTAGTGTTTTAAAATTCCTAGCTACATTTGTACTATCAGCAGATGCAAATGGGTATTTAGTTCCACCCATTGATAAACCTCTTAACATATGAATATATGGTAGATGTTTATATTTTTTTATCAAATTATTAAAAACAAAATCAATTCTTTGACACCATTGTAAAGAACCAACACTCCAATACTTTCCACTACTACCAAAACAAACTTTTGGGTATCTATCTAATAAAAAATAAAGATACTCAATATCTAATCCAATATGCCAAACTGGTGCTGATAATTCTGGTGGGTAAGGAAATTGAAGCAAAAGTTTTTTTTGCTGTGATATACTACCATCTATAATATCTGGTATTACACACCAATGAGGGTGTCCTAATTTGTCCTCTAACCATTTATAATAATTTTTAAAATTTAATTTTTCACCTTTTTTAAAAGCACTAAAAGCACCATTATCTAACATAACTGATTGACCTATTTGTAAACAAATATCAATATCATCTGGTCTATAAAAACTAACACAAAAATGTTTTCCACTCATTTTATATAGTTCAGTTCTAGGGGTAATAGGTGTTCCATGATAATGAATCATTTAGATATAACCTTTACTCCTAAATGATAACCAATAATTTTTACAAATTCAAATCTGGCTTTTATTATTTCAAACAAATCTTCTTGAAACATAAATTGATTATAAATTCTATTTTGTATTTTAGAAAATTCTTCAACTTCAATAGTTTCATCTGATTTTATTTCAACATCATAAATATTTACAGATTTATCATTAGGACATCTACAAACTAATTTGAAATCATACATATGTTTCATTTTTTTTACCTAACCAATACCAAATTACTAGACACGCTAACATTTTACTTACAAACATTGTTGACGTAGCTAATATGCTAAAATTTCCAATCATTAATAAAAATATAGCACTATCTATTGGTGTCGATAATAATGAACTAAATAATATTCTTTGATGTAAAGGCTTTTTTGTAAAACTATAAACACCCCAATCAACTGTTTCAGAAACTAAAAAAGCGACTAAAGATGCTACAGCTATATAAGGATTTGCCATTATATAACTAAGAAATGCACCAATTAACATAGCAATAAAAACTTTATGACCAATTTCTTTTTGTGCAAAATCTCTCAAAATAAATATTATACCAACAATAATACTCATTGGTGGGTACATAGTGTCATAAAATGGTATTAATGGCACATATACAAATCCAACATTTATCAAAGCTATTGATAAAATATAAAAAAGTGTAAATTTAAAATCTTTAATTATTTTCATTTTATAACCAACCTTTCATATCTAAATGTTTTATGGCTTCTTCTTTTGTAAAATGCCCTTCTTCTATTGCTTTACGAACATCATAAGAATGTGATTGTGCATATTTTTGGACAAATTTACTCCCATGTTCATTAGCAATAGCTTTTTTAAACATTTCTAATCTATATTCATATTGACTAATTTTTTCATTATTTACTTTTTTAGGTTCTTCATCTTCATATTTTCTAGCTGATAACCAGAAAGCGGGTTGTTTGGCAAATTGTTTATCCTCTATAGAATTATAATACTCATTATACATTTTAGCTAATTCTTCTGGTTTTTCTAGCCATTCTTTTTCTAATCTAATGTAATTTTTTTCTGCTGTTCCCTTGCTGACCTTGTTAGTTACCAAATCCCAAAATTTTAAAAAATGAGGGGAATAACTTACTTTATTTTTAGTAATGGTATAGGTAGGGGTAGAGGTATTAGGTAGGGGGCTTTCATTTAGCTTATCATCTAGGTTACTCTTAGGTTCTGTTCTAGGTTTTTTTGGTCTACCACCTAATCTACCATTTTCCCTAGATGCTTCCATTCTTCTAGTAATAAAAAGATATTCTTCTAGTTGCTTTTCATTTTGGTAATGGTCATTAACTAAAACAAAAAACTCTTTTAAAACATTATCACAAGCTATTTCTTCATCATTAGTATGACAACTTGCAATTCTGTAATAAGTTTTTCTTAGACTAGGTATTCCAGAACATCTTTTGTTCCAATTCCAACATAACAATCTAATATATATGCCACATTCAAGATTGGTTAAATGACTTGTTCCAGAAATAAAGGAATCTGTGAATAAATACCATGCTTTTAGTTTTTCTCTTGGTTTTGAATTTTCATCTATAATCATATCGAACTCCATTTCTTTGATTATTATAACCCCTCTAGACAAAAACCTAAAGGGGTTTTTTGGTTAATATCCCCAGACTTCTTTTCTAGCTTCAAGAACTGTGGGTTCTTTCCATATCCAATTATCGGGATTTGGTACTAAAGAATTTCTTACATCATCTGGGGTATCTACTGTTTTAAGGTAATTACCCATAACCTTAATGATATGTTTGCATATATTGTAAGGCTCTACATAATCATCTAATGACATTGCAATATATTCAACATCTTTAGTCTTAGTTGGTGTTTTAAGATACCATAATATTTGCTTGGCATTTGTTGCCCTATTATAAATAGCTGATTGCATACCATGGGATATACTTATTTTTTGTGGCAAGTTTTTAGATGTTTTTAAATCGATAAAAAAATCTTCTCTTGTATGATTATCTTCAAAATAAAAATCTGTATATCCGATAAAAGGTATATCATCTATTTCAACTTCTATTTTTCTTTGATAATCAATTAATCTCCACCGATAAGCATAATCTTGAAACTTTTTAGTTCCTAAATCAAATAAAGGTACTAAATTGTTTCTTTCATCTTCTATCTTTGGGTCATTTATCCTAGAGCAGTTTTCATCATATTCAGATAGCATTTTTTCTTTTGCTTCTTCTATGGGTAAACCATTCAGAAACATATTTATGCCAGATTCAACAACTTGCCCTCTAATAGCTGATGCAGATGTTGGAAACTCATACCCAAATATTCGCCTTAATGCCCATCTTTCACGATAAAAAGCAAACTCATTTAGATGACTAAATGATAAGGGAAGTAAACTCTTTCCCTCACCATCAAACTTTTGAAAATGCTCAATCATATTGTATTTATCCACTCTTGTAACTGCTCTTTATTTTTAGTTACTTGAGTTTTTAAAATCATACATTCATCATGAACATTACTTGTTCTGCCAAAACGAATTATATATTCATTTAAGGCATATATTAATCTCTGCATTACATCTAAATCAGAATTATGTTTTGCAATGGCTTGTTCTTTAGCTTCATCAACAGAAACATCATTATCTTCTACTAATTTATCTGACATTAGTCTTTCTCCTTCAACAATGTGGTACTAATCAAACTGTATTCAGCGAAAGTTTTGCCATTTTCAGTAATATTTTTGGTTATGATTTGATAACCTTTTTCTCTTAGTTCATAAATCCTAGCACTTAATCTGGTTATTCTATACTCCTGTATAGCTTCCCATGAAGTAATAAATTTATGTTTTTTAAGATGGTTTAATATTTGGTTTTCTTGTGTGTTTTGCATAATAATTCCTTTCTATAAATTATGTTTTGCAAGTTCTCGTTCATTGACAACTTTAGTTCTCAAGTCATCTCTAAACGCTTTAAAGGATTCAAACCTAATCTTGGCTCGATTCCTCTGTTTAAGGGTTCTTTCGTATCTATCGAAATAGTCCTTAAATTTCTTATCAGAATAAATATATCCATTTAGTTCTGTAATATTTTTATATCCACCATTTTTAGAAAAATACAGCGTTAATTCAGCTATTATCATCTTTTCTTCTTTTTTCATAAGTTCTACTGCTGTATCTAAATCCGCAAACTCTAAACCTAATTCATCTTGCCTGTGTGATAGTTTGCTTGGCTCAAAATCTATTGTGTAAATATTAGACATCTATCCCATACTTTCTATATTTTTCATCTAATCTAGCTATTTGTTTTTTTACTAAATTAACTGGTGATTTACATTTAATCCAAAATTCTATTTTTTCTTCTCTATTACTTTTAAATCTTGCTGTTAATATTCTTTTAAATTGTTCATTCAATGATTTGTCTGAATGTGCTTTGTCATGGCATGACCTACATAAGGGAAACAAATTGTCTATCCTGTTCAATCTATTGCCCTTAACACCGCCCATTGCTTTATTTTCTATATGGTGAATATCAACTGCTTGTGCCTTATTACAATACCAACAAGCGGGAATATCATTTTCGTGATACCCCCAAAAGTCGGCAAATAGTTTCTTATAGTTTTTTAAGGTTTTCATTAAATGCCCTTACAGCAATAGAAGTTAATTTTGGTATATCTTCTGCTGAAAAATGTCCTGATTGCATTGACCTTCCTACTAATCCAGTAACGAAAATCATAAGAGATTGATTATCGCTTTTACTAAAACCATTATTTTGTTCAGATGGTATTGGTGCAACATTTTCAACAACATTAGAAAGTTGCTGTGGTGCATCATTATGTCCATCTGGGTTTTTAATTACCTCTACATCTTTTATAGTTGTGTATTGATTACCATTAGCTGATGTTTTGGTAGCAATAATTGTAAAGTTTATTGCATCACCTGTAACTGGCATTGGGTTCATTTGTACCCCGCTATAGTATAATCTTCTACCATCAGCTAAACTAAAAGAATAGTTAGGTACACCATCTTTAGTATTATCATAAATTTTATCTATTATATTCATTTAATCCTCTTTTATTTGTTGATTACGTTGTAGCCACGACCTTCCAAACACCTATTTATATAATCTTTTCTAGTGTTCATTTTAGGACTGAGCCATAGGACTTTCCACCTTAAATTATTATAAATGTTCTTGCCTATATCCCAACCATAATTGGTTTGCTCTTCAACAAGACTTTTACAAGTATAATAATCATCATGAAATCTGTTCATATCGCCTTTGATATTAGCAGATGATTTTCCTCTACTATCTACTATTGGCATTGTTGAACACCCCCCAACAAATGCAACAGTAAGTAAAGTAAAAATTAGTTTTGTATTCTTCATTCTGAACTCCAATTCATTTTAAATTATAAAGATATTTTATGTAAATGCTAGTAATAAAAAGTAAGCAAATCCAAAAAACATAACTAAAAAAAGTGTTTCTAAAACATAAACACCATAGTTTTTAATAAATTTAATCATTTTTTTTGTCCTCTATTTTTTGTTTCTTGGTTATAAATCAAATCATGCAGTTCTTTTTTACATTCATTGATAATTTTAAGTTCAAGTTTATAATTATTTTTTGTTTGCAGTTGCTTCTTATATTTTTTCTTTGCTTTATTAAGTATTTCTACATACTCCCAAAAAACATTATAAGATTGAGCCACATTGATATTCTGAACCCTAACTATGTAGAGTTCAGTATTTCCAATTCTTGTAGGTTTATCAATCATAAGGCAACTCCTTCTGCATATTTTCTAAAAGTGTTTCTAATTCTATAAACTTCATTGCCTTTTTTTTGGTTGGAAAATTATCTATAACTGTGTCTTTGTGCATAGCAACCCAATTCCATGAAGTACCCCAGTTAGTAGTTTTATAAACTTTCCAATCACCTATTATTGTTATCTTACTCATTAGTTTACCCCCTCAAAGCTAAAATTTTTGATAATTTAGTAAAGTTACCATCTAAGAACCAAAACACTCTGATAAATTTTGTACCTTGTGAATTTGTTACAAAGTGCCAAGTATAAGAAACTCTTTTCCACAAATCTTTGCCAATATAGTGTTCAAGGTTTCTTTGTGATTCATTTGGATATTCTTTACTATACCCAACTGTGTCATTGATAATTTTGATTGTTGTACTTAGGTCATCTTTTTTTGTTGGTTTAACAATATCAAATTCTTTGAATTGCTTTCTGTATTCAACCAACTTGTAAACTAAATCACAATCAATAGAAAGATTTTGAAATACTGTTCTGTGCTTTTCTTTGACATGATGTAAGGACATAGGTAAATCATATGTTTCTAACCATCTTTCTTGCGGTGTAGAACTTTTGTAAACCTTAGTATCTCTTAGACAATCATAAGCACGATTAAGATAATCTAAAGCATCTTTTTGTTTAGCCTTTGAGGTAAAGAAAGAAAATGAACCTAAATCAAGAGCCTTATCTAAGTAGTAATTAAATGTCATTTTGAACTCCAATCTATTATTATTAACCTAGATATTAAACTAGGTTTATTCATAAGTCAAACACCAAATGTATTTTTTTTGAAATAAAAAAAGGGGGGTTGTACCCCCCTATAGTTATTTTAACATTCCAAGTTTTTTGAAAAGTGGAACAAGATATATTTTCATATTTTCAATTTCTTCTTCTGAAAAATCATATTTTAAATCATCAGCAAAAGTATTAAAACCTTGACATACTTTGTATTCTTTGGTTTCCCCAAGCATACAAGTAAGTTCAATCATTTCTTGTTCTGTAAATTTTATATTCATTTTGAACTCCATTTCTATTTTGATTATTTTTTAACCTAGCATATTTTCTAGGTTTTGTCAAGTTTTGATTTTAAATAGTTTTTTGTAAAGTGTTGTAAAATATAAATTTTTTTGGTAAATTGATTATGTTCCTCCAACCTCAAAAGTGGGAATATAGTAAGAACTCCAATTCTACTATGCACATAGGGGTCTGTTGTTCTTCGAGGTACTTAAATAAATCGCAGTATTTATAGGAAGTGAAACAGAATATACAGACCCTTATGACTAAAGAATCAGACATTCAAATAGCCTGTAATGAATATCTAAACTATCTAGGTAAATACTATTTTTTTAGACATTTTCATGTGCCTAATGAGGGTAAAAGGTCTATATCCTACCATGCAAAGATGAAAAAAATGGGTTTGAAATCTGGTTGTCCAGATATAATTATTGAATATCCAGAAGGGCGGGTTCTTTATATTGAACTGAAAAATGAAAAGGGTAGGTTGTCTGATTCTCAAAAGTTGTGGGCGGTACAATCGAAAGCACTTGGTACACCTCACTTTGTGGTCAAGGGGGGTTTAACTGAATGTTTAGATCAAATCAAACAAATCATTGAAAAAAACATTCCTGTGAGGTGTTGAGGATTACACCTAGTACTTTATCCTTCTAGTGGGCAAAAGTCGCTGTACCGCCTTTAAACTGCCTTTAAAGGGCATTTTGTTCTTTCTGGTTCTTCTTCTTTTTGATTTTATAGGTCTTTTGCCTATTAATTCAATAATAGTAGCTGTAGTTGTAAAACCTGTCATTTAC